CCCCCATTTTTTTTTTGCCTCTTATCAGTTTCCCCTTTGGGGGCTTAACCTTAACTCGAACACACGTTCGCGTGACCTCGAGGTATGACCAGTGACTGGAAACGGTTTTTGGTCATTGATTGTTGTATTATACAACTATTGTGTTAAGGGTAAAAGGCGGCTCAAGTCAAACTCAAGCCGCCGCCTTCATCACGTTGTTCCTAAAGCAAACCACATGAAATTAGTAGAAGTTCCACTAACAGTAATACTATCTTTGGTATAAGAATCAACCTTTATAGTTCCACTATCAATAGGCGTCACACTAACAAAGAATGGGTCTAAATCAAAAGGTCTAGGTAATGTGATAGTTCCTACAGCTGTAGCTTTACCCCAATCAAAAACCAACTGACCAATTTGCGCTCCACCAGGATTACCATAAGTAATATCAGTATCAGTCCATGGTTGCCAACCAGTGCTTCTTTCAGTTTGATATCTGGCATAAGGAATTCCGACAAAAGAACTGTTTATAATTCCTATGAATTTAGAAGTAGCTCCGCTATCATCAAACACGGTCTGTGTAGACTGACCTCTAAAAGTACAGTTTACAAATCTTGTGTAATAATAAGAAGCAACAGCAAGCTTTATCAAATATGGAATATTGTTTACGCTTCTACTAAATACACAGTTGTTAAAAGCGTTATTGTCAGCTATTTCAACAGGCACATTATCAAAATAAACATTAGTCAGTTCATGATAAGGTCCAATAAAGCAAGCACTTGTTCTTCCATAGAAGTGACAATCAGCTACAGTGGAAACTCCGCCTTCAATATAAACTTCATAATTAAAGTTATAAGAAGTAACAGTGCTTAAAATATGACAGTCAGTGTGATTGCTTTCAATTTTGATTCCTGTGCCTTCTGTAACAGGATAAGGATTATCATTTAAATGGCCATACTCAACCTGATTTATGTTACAGTTAGAAATTACCGTTTCAAATCCATTTCCAGAATTATGAATTCCTATTTTTCTATAACTGAAGATCTGTACGTTATCAATAATGAAAGCTAAGTTATAAGCTGTAAGAGATATAGCTTCGTCACAGTGGTAATTACACATAAGCTTACCGTTGCAGACATTGCAGTTTCTCATATCAACAGTAAACATAAGCAACCCCGTGCCAGTAAAAGTTTGGCTTGCGATTAGGTTTACGTTATAAAGTGTAAGGCCAAAACCGCTTGTAAACGTCATAGGTTCTGAAATTAGATAAACGCCCTTCATAAAAATCGTGAAAGCTCTTAAGTCTGGTAAAGATAAAGTAGGTCTCAAAGCAATCATAGGAGCTTTACTATAAATGTCTGCAATCATGTCTTTAATTGCTTGAGTATCGTCTGTAATTCCGTCACCCACTGCTCCATAGTCTTCAGGGGTAATAATTCCAGCTCCTAATTCGCTGATTTTATCGCCAGCTACTAGAACTTTATAAATACTGTTTGCATCTTTCATATCAACGCTGTTAAAGTATTTATTAAAAGGAACGGGGGTTTTATAAGTCAAAGGATTAGTAGGATTAAGAATAACATCTTCTCCTGCCACATCAACACTAGATATTGAAGATATACTCGTTTTGTTCTCAGAGCTAATAGTTGTAGTTGCACCTGTTATACTCGTTTTGTTCTCAGAGCTAATAGTTGTAGTTGCACCTGTTATACTCGTTTTGTTCTCAGAGCTAATAGTTGTAGTTGCACCTGTTATACTCGTTTTGTTCTCAGAGCTAATAGTTGTAGTTGCACCTGTTACAGTGGCACTAGAATTTCCAGTTACAGAAACGTTGTCCCCACTAGCTGTTAAATCACCATGAATGTCGAATGATAAAGAAACTCCCTGTATATCAAACGTATTATAAGCCCCATAATTTTCGTAAGCACTGACAGCTTTGTTAATATACCCGCTAAACAAGTTTCCGTTGCCATGGCATTCAATTCCAACAGGCGAAGCAGTATCCATAATGAAATCTATAAACCTGTCGTTATTAGCGTCTGTCATAAGACAAGCTTCTGCAAGTGTAGGAGTCAGTCTTCCAAAATTCAGGTTATGAGCTACTATGTGCCCAGTAGTTCCACCGATACTCATATGGTAAGTGGCTGAATTTTGTAACACAATTGTTTCCATTGATACATAGCCTGTCTTTTCAATGTTCATTCCAGTGTATCCACCATCAATGACAAGGTTATGGAAGTTAGACATTCCGCAACTAAGTGTGATTCCGTCAACGTTGTTTACTTGTGCCCCCGGATTAACATTTATAGTCATATCTTTAATGCTGAATCCTTCGACAGTTCCACTAGCTGAAATTAACGCCCCTTCACTTCCGCCTTTTGCCACAATCGAAGTAGTGTACATATCACTTCCCTTTAAGGAAATATCGCTATAAACTGTCAATGGCCCAGTTAAATATTTACCATAAGGGAAGTACACCATTCCGCCAATTGTATTTGCATAATCAATACAGCCCTGAATAGTAGCCGTATCATCCGTAGTACCGTCGCCCTTAGCTGGTGGTAAATCATTTGGTGGATACTTAACGTTAATCATGGTATTTAACAGTATTTCCGTGATTACTTTTTCCAGCGCTCCACTGGTGATATACTCTTTAATCATTTCAGCAATCAGTGAAGGAATTAAGTTAACATCTTTAATCAACTGATTCAGCGTGTAAATAATTTTTCCCATAATCTCAGTCTTAGTCAGGTTGTCTTCGTAAACTAAAGGCAACACTCTCTGAGTCCAATAGTAAACTGGATTAATGGTTGAAAACTCTGTAGCTTCGTTTACATTAGGGTCAATGTTCATATCATATCCTCTCTTTCCTTAATAAATAAGCATAAACAATTCTGACAACTCTTCAATTATCATCATATCTATGTTAAGCATTGTTTCCCTAAACTCTGTAAGAAGCTTAGAATAACTTTGCGTTCCCTGTTTACCTTTAACCAGCTCTGTATATTCTTCTGTACTATTCACAACGTTCTGGTTTTTCACACCAGTATTAGAAGTAGTCCGGTTGCTCACATCCGTAGTCGTTGTTCCACCAGATGTTGCATCCGTATTTGAAGTGCTTGTTCCACTGTCTCCAACGTTCCGATAGTTTGTAAGATAAGTAAGATTATCAACGTCCGTTAATGAACCTTGCGGCGTATCACTGTAAGCATCTTTTCTGGTATTGGTATTTGTTTGTGTGGTATCTTCGTGACTAGTATCATCCCTAGTCACCGTGCTATCTCCAGTAGTAGAAGCTGTCACATCAGTGCTACCAGTCTGATTCGCTGTTTCGTCTTCTTTTCGGTTATGCGTTCTAGTTAAGTCTACATCATAAAATGGATTAAAATCTAGCACAGCAGATTTGTAAAGCTGATTGTAATAAGGCATTATTTCATTCATTTTCCGGTGAAGATAAACCTTCCACATGCCATAGGTGTCAGTGCAAATTTCATAGTCATAATAATGCCATAAAATTTTCTGCTCCAGCACACCTTTATACGCTTCATCGTAAATGGGATAGTTGAAGTCGAATATAATCGGCTCAGCTTGTTTAATTACATCTTCTACCTGAGAATATCCTACGCTCTCAGTAAGACCAATCTTTGATTCTAAAATGTGTCTGAGTTCTGTGGTGTATCTTGCCAATCGTATTCACCCCCTTCTTCGTTATCGTACCGTCTGAATCTCACATCAACTGGCGCATCCAAGTCAGCCGCAAACAGTTCGTTAATCAAAGCACACGCGTCTTTCCTAGCATTCAAGAACTGATATCTTTGCGCTCTCAACAACTGATTGTTGCTTTCCACTTCGTTGTTAATCATTCTTTCTTTCTTCTCAATATTTGCGTTGTCGATACCTAAGAATGTCATTGCTTCGTTCCATATTCTTTGCTTGGCGATCATCAAATTATTGTAAGCTTCCGGCACATCGGTTTTGATAGCCTGTATTGGCTGTTCATTTAAGTTCTTATCGCCGAAGATAACAGGTTCATTTCCTTGCCATTGTCTGTAAACTTCCTGCAAGGTTTTCTGCTGCGCTCTTGTTCCATACATTAACACCGGCCATTTCTGAGCGTTGATGTTAGCATTAATCGCTCTCTCAATCTGTGTCAATCTCTGTGCAAATAACTGGATTGTCAACGCGGTGGGCTGTCTCAAATAATTGTTAAAGATAATCACACTATTCAAGTCTGTACATTTCTGAACAAACCCCGTTATCGCATAAGCTTCACGCCATATTGGAATTCTATACATATTGAGTGGCCCAGCAATTGTTGACTGTAACGTAAGAAATGCTCCGTTTACATCGTGCTTAAAGAATAGCGCATGGCCCATTTCAAACAACGTAAGCTCCAAAAATCTGTGGTCACAAGTCGGCGGAAGGTTTATCCACTCGAACTGATTAATTGCAAGCTCTTTTAATCTCATGTAATAATCAAAGAAGGTCACGTCGTTCATCCACTGTGTTTCATTTTCCTTAATCGCCAATCCCATTAAGTCATACTTTGTTTTTCCCATTTATTTCACCCCCTTTACTTATTTGCTCTGGAGTAATCCCCCACCCAATCACCATGCCAAAATGTGACGCCCCTGTTCAACATAGATTTGATGGTGTCAATATAAGGCACTGGACAAGCGCCGATTACTTTTGCGTCAACTGTTTTAACGTAGTTCCAAGACGGTCTTCCATTAATGTTCGGAACTTTTACACGATTAACTCTGTAACCAAACATGTCGAAGTATTCATCAATGCTTCTAGCTATTTCCGCCTTAATGCTTTTCTGCTCACATGTAAAGGCGTATTTTCCAAGAGACACGTTAATGTAACCTGAACCAACCGAACCACCTATGGCGGGTGGGATGATGCTGTGAACTTCTTTTTCTTCTGCCATGCTTGAAGCAACGTTGTAAAGACTCTGTAAACCTCTAGCTCCACTGGTTAGCGGTGTTAACGGATTCGGATTAGCAGTCGCATCCATGCCAAGACTTGTCATAGAATTTACAAACCATCTGTCTTTCTGATAACCCCACCTAATTGACTGAGCGGCAAGCCAATTTGCGTATACATTCTTTCCCCATGTACACTGGGGAAAGTTTCCTAAAGAAATTGATTCATTAAAGTTTCTGATTACCCCTTTGTAGCTTTGTGGATAGCAAACGATTCTTCCATTTGGCGTTCCATACCCACGGTAAGCAACACTAGCGGCCTGATTTAAAAAGAATTCATAACGAAGCGTAACGGCATTTCCGTCGTTGTTAGAAATTTGTAAGCAACGATAAGGATAGCATAACAGTTTGTTGTTTCGTGGGGTGTAACCATCTAGTGATTTCACATCTGGAATTTCCATGGTAGTTGCACCTTTAACTGTCGCAGGTAAATAGCCACCTGTTGAACCACCTTCAACAATAGCCTTCGGAATCATATGCATTCCCACAATAGCATCCATTTTACCTGCTGTAGCTAAGTCAGATAAAATTGCAAGAATAGCTTCCACGCCAAATGCTGTATTCTCGAATAAATAATAGCTAGCTCCACTGTATATGCCCCCATAAACATAACCACCAGCCGGCGGATATTCAGCTTCTTTTAACTCAACTGTCGACGCAAGCACAATCCACCAGTCGTCAAACGTAGTTTCGGTTACTGCATTAGCAACGTAATCTCCCAAAGCTACACCTTCGTCAATCAGGTTAGCTCCTATGGTATCGTCTGCTACATGTTCCCGTTCTACGAAACAGCCCTTAATCTGCACGTCAAACATAAATGTCTGGTAAGCATCTACTTCAAAGTAAATATAGCTAGTGTTGTCGTTTACGTATTCAATGTGAGTAATAAAAGCATAAAACCATTTACCACTAAAGTTTGGATTCTGATACGCAAGATAGTTGCAATCAACAATCGAATTATAATCCCCGTCCCACCTTATTTGCATACTCTCACGCTGGTAAGACAAGTTACCTGCTGTAACTTTTATCTTACCATTAAAGTACGCCTGTTGAGCGGCGGCACTTGCAAACGTGAGAGTATCTGTATAAGTGTTATCAAGGGGGACAGCCCGACAGAGTCGGACGTTGGTCATTTTCATAGTTGCCATAGTGATTCCCCCTTATTTGTATTAGGTCAAGGTGATAGTAGCTGTTCCGTTCTTCGTCTGGTCAGTTTTGCTTGTAGCTGTAACTGTAATCGTGTCAGCCGTTGCTCCGGCTTTTACCGTAACCAGTCCTTCCGGTGTGATGGTTGCGTCGGTTAAGTTATTGATAGTCCATATTACATCTGGACTGATAAGTCCAGTTCCATCAACAGTAGCTTTAAACTGTACCTCGCCACCTGCGGCTTTTGTCAGGCTTGCTGTTCCCGGCGTAACGGTAACGGTATTAACCACAGGCGCTGTGGTTGTATAAGCGACAGCGTTTTTGAATGGGCTGTAGCTTAATGTCTGCCAATGATGTAAGAAGTAGTTCCAGTAAAGTCTGGACGCTACATACTTTTCTGTCATGGATAAGAAGTTATCAAATACCATGAACCAATCTTCGTCAACAGCGATAGCGATAACGCCTTCTTTTTCAAGACCACCGAAGTCGTCAACAATGATACGTCTTCCTAAGAATTCAGCTTTATCCATGTTGAATGCAGATGCAAGAACTTCAACGTCCATAACGGCTTCCACCTCTGGAAGCAGGAATATAACCTGTTCGTTAATCTGAGTATGTGTTGCTACTCCCATATAGTTATAATCGCGGCTCATAAATGTGAGCTTACGGGAAGTGCCTCTAACCGTTGTTACAAACTGCTTTGCGGCTGTGTCAGACGTAGACGGGTCAGCGACAGTGATTGCTTTCAGCGCGCCTCTGTTTCCTGCTTCAAGGAAAATATTTTTCATTAACAGGAACTCGTCGAATTCATCAGACGTGTAAACCGCTGTAATAATCTTACTTACAAGGTCTTCAACGCCCTGATAGGAAAGAAAAGCTGTCCTTAAATCGTCGTTGGAGATCGTAACCGGATATTTATCTTGTCTGTTTCTGGTATGGAATACTGCTTTTACATCCGGGATTCTCTGCTCAAATTCATCCTGCGCGGCTGTCTTCCCTTCCGTGTCAACCCTGTAATAAGGCTCAGCCTTAATGATATCAACAAAAATTTCTTCTACTGTTTCACCTAAAGTAAGTTCACCGCGCTTAAACGGCTTAAGCGGATTGTTGTAAGTCTTGTTAGTAATCAAAACCAGAGCGATTCTGTTAACAAGAGCTGACAAGAATTCATTAGCGGTAGCCTGATATTTAAGCATCGGGTTGCCAATTTCATCGATATTATCTCTTGTAGCCTGTGGAATTCTTTCCTGATACTGACTAGAGGCTTCCGCTCTAATCACGTTTAAAATGTCTATACCCTTCGGCATTACTGAATATTCTGCCGCGGCCTGTGCTGGTTTAACTGGCATTATTTATCCCTCCCTCTTTTTCCATAAGTCTTCAAATGTCTTCGGCTCTCCGTCCTCGCGGATATCTTTATCCTGCTGACGTTTAAGCTCTCTTCCTTCGTCTCCGGTGTCTCTCATCATGTAACGACGGTTATCTTCACGAAGTCTGTCATAACGTCTCATAAGCTCATCATAGTCTGCATCGTATTTATCAAGTTCTGCTTCGTAATAGTCATAACGTCTTGTTAAAGCGTCAAGCTCTCTGTCTACATCGTCGTCAGGTCCAGCGTTGCGAATGTTAATAAGGCTGTTTTTGACATCACCTGCGTCAACTTCATCGTCGTCTAAGTCCCACCAATAGCCGCGTTCCTCACGTCTATCTTCTCTCGCTTCTCTCTCGCGTCTTTCATCGGAGCGTTCTTCCCTATCTCTTTCATCACGCTCTGACTCTCTGTCTGTTCTTCTTTCTTCGCGTCTGTCGCCGTCTCTCTTTTTGTATCTATCTTCTTCGTCATTCCGCTTGCGATAGTCTTCCCGTTCGCGAAAATCACGGCGCGCTCTGCTTGACCATGTTCTTGCCATTTTTCTCCTTCCTATGTTTCACGTGAAACATTAACGCTGTAAGTTGCCAAAAGCAACTACATATTTATTAGTTTTATAGTTATAGGTTTTACTGGTGATTGCATCGTCTGTGTTTCCCCCGATGCATGTTACATAATCACCCTTTACTTCCTGAACTACCATAACGTGGGTGCAATCTGTGTATGTGTTATATTTTGAAAAGAATACTAAATCATTTCTCTTCGGTTTATAAGCACCACCGCCATAATTTGCGGTACAATCAAGCCGGCCTTTACTCCGTAAATTTTCTTTCATGTAGTCTACGTTTTCGTACTTTCCTACAATGTCAGACAGCCCACAGATATAAGCAAAGTAAGAAACGGCGGTTGCACACCAAGCGGCTTTAACCATGTCACCGTAATACCATGTCTGAATAACTTTTACGATACCGTCGTATTCTTTTGTTCCTTCATATGCTTCAAACATTCCTGCAAGGTCTGTCTTGTGTCCAGTTGATTCAGCGTTAAAGACAACGTCTCCATCAACCATAACAATGTTTTTTTCTGTGTCGATTACGATTTTCATTCTTTACCCTCTTTCAGTAATTCGAAAATTTTGTCCATCACTACGGTGTTCTTTTCCATTACAACTGTGTTGTTTGCAATGACTCCTGACAGTTTGTCAACCTCTTCCTTATGCTTGTTTTCAGATTCCTTCCTGTCGGCACGTTCCTTTTCACCTCTGTCATAAACGTACCACGCCATGGCACAACAACACACAATCGGAAAAGCATACTGATTTATCATAGCTCCCCAATCCATAACTGCCTCCTTCCTTTTTATTTTTATTATACCACAAATAGTTGACAAATGCAACTGTTTTATGCTATAATGATAAAATAAGGAAGGGGTGAGAGAAGATGGCATACTATGACGGAACTAAACTTTTAAGTCTGAGAGACATTAACGGTAATAAACCAGAATTAGTTATGGTTACTACAAACCGTACAGGTGGTAAAACGACATGGTTTTCCAGATATCTTGTGAAGAGTTTTAAGAAAACAGGCAAAAAGTTCGGCCTGTTATACCGATTTAATTATGAACTCTCTGATGTGGCGGATAAATTCTTTAAAGATATCCACTCCCTTTTCTTTCCTGGTGACGAATTTTCGTCTGAATCCTTTGCAAAAGGAATCTATCACGAATTATATTTGAATGACAAACCTTGTGGGTATGCGCTTAGTATTAACAACGCTGACGCGATTAAGAAGTATAGCCATTTATTCAGCGATATTGACCACTGTTTCATGGACGAATTTCAGAGTGAAACAAACAAATACTGTGCCAATGAAATTCAGAAATTACTAAGCGTTCATACTTCTATCGCTAGAGGACAAGGAAAGCAGACAAGATATGTTCCCGTTTACATGTGCGGAAACGCTGTGAGCTTGCTTAATCCATACTATACCGCTTTGGGAATTTCCGGAAGGCTCAAGGAAGACACTCATTATCTTCGCGGTGATGGCTTTGTGCTTGAGCAAGGTTATATTGAAAGTGCCGCTAATGCTATGATGGAGAGTGGTTTTAACCGCGCCTTCAAAAATTCCAAGTACGTACAGTACGCCGCGCAGAATATTTATCTTAACGACAACTACAGTTTTATTGAAAAACCGGAAGGCAGAGGGCGGTATGTATACACGATTAAATATCTCAACAAACACTATGCTTTATATGATTATGACAGCTTGGGCATTATCTATGTTACTGATAAGTACGATGCTAGCTTTCCTTATCGAATGGCTCTGACTACGGACGACCACAATATCAATTATGTTATGTTGGCAAAAAACGCCTTGACTATAGCTCACTATCGTAATCTGTTTAACAAAGGTTGCTTTCGATTCAAAAACCTTGATTGTAAGCAATGCGTCATGGCACTATTATCATTTTAATATCTCCATCCGTTATTCTTCCTTCACTACTTGCGGAATCCACGGGGTCAAAGCCGCCGCAAGAGTTATCGTCAATGGTGGGCGGCTGGATGAACCGGATGTTCTGATATGTATAGAGAGGGCTTATGGCCCTCTCATTTCTTTCACTTTTATAATTAAATCTGACTCCGTGTCTACTCCTAATTCAACAACTGTTAAATCAAAATAAGTTAAAGGAACTGCCTTAATGTCAGGATAAAATTGATTAATTAATGTGACTCCTAAACAAGAAACAGCTTCCGCTCTTAAATATAAACCGCCTCTAACTAAAGGAAGTAATGCTGATAGTTTCATGTTACACCTCTACTTTCTTATACAGTTTTCGTTTCATCTTATAACCATTTTCCTTAAGTACGATTCCGCCAATCATTCTGTGCGGCTTCAACCCTTTGCTCAGTTCAAGTCCCTCTTTGAAGTCTTCCATGCAATAATTTTCAATAAATTCTTCCTTTGCTCTGTCACTCATTCCTGCACAGCGAATATTATAGAATGGTTTAATCAGTTCTCCGTCTTCATGTGTAACATGCTCAATATAAGTTTTCTGTCGCACGAAGATCGCCTTATCCCAATAAGACTCTAATTTCCAACAGCAGAAATGCGTCGGATGCACTTTAATCATTTTCACATCTTTGGGATTCCCTTTGCAATGAATTGAGTCTGTGTCTGCATAAATAAAATCGTTATAGTTTGCTTGTGCGTGCTCAATTACGAACCGCCTTGCATAACTTGTTATCGCTGAACCCACAGGGATATATCCCACCTTCTTTTCGTGTTCCTCTACCATCTTAAAACTCAAAATGCCTTTATCATTCAGATATGGAACTTTATATGAGCTGTCGTCAGATGCGGCATATTTACCGTACAAATTGTTGAGATACAGTTTTGCCAATTCTCGCTCTGCGTCCTTAGTTGTCTCTTTGATTTGCTTGTATTTGTACATGTACTCGTCAAACAGCCCTATTTCTTTATAAAAATAGCAACCATCCAGAACCTCTAAATTATACACGTTGTAGTGCTTTAAAAATAGCTCATAGTCTGTCATTGTCATTGTCATGGTCAATAACGAATCGTGCTTCTTACCATCTCTAATGTAATAACGCTTATAAGTTCCTGTCTTGTAATCAAATATGTCGGACGTTTCAAGATACTCAGTTCCAGGATAGAGAAATGAGTTTTTTATTTGCACAGTTGGAAGTTTCTTCGACTTAAGCCTGAAACGACAACGGAATCTTACAAAGTAATATTTATCGTGTGCTTCGTCGGGGATTCTTCCCTTCCAAAACTTCGGCAAACCCACTGGATAGTAATTGCCACTCTCTGACGACATGTTAGACGGATATGAGCTGTTAATGTCTGCCGTATATCCCCCATTAAATACTTTATTCTCGCATCCCTTTTTAAGATAGCACCACCCGCCACGGTATGATTTTCGGATATACGCGTCTGCGTTTTTTGCGCCATATTGTTCTTCACTGATAATCACCTCCGTTAAATCTGGAAAAAAGTTTTTATAGTCTTCACGGCCTACAGTTCGTTTAAATTCTTCGAGACAACACGAGCCTATGGTTAGTTTCTGGTGTCCCTGCTGAAACATTATTTCAAGTGCTTCTTTGATAACTAAAACGTCATTTGCTATATAGTCTCGCTCTTCCTGTGTAATTGTGCATCCAGCGTATCGAAAACCAGTGTATTCCATTTCAAGTTTCTGATGTTTCGTCTTAAAGCTTTTACCGATTCTTTTTAAGCTGAATGGCAAGAGCTTGAGCGAATCGCGAAACTCGATAATGAAACCATTTAACTTAATTGTGATTGTATACCATGCACCCCTATCACTGATGGCACACTTGAACTGGTTGTTGAACATTTTACCTTCCGGAACGCGGTTAAATTCCCAACCATGTCGCAAAAGATAATCGATGATGAAATTCCCGTCAAACTTTAGGTTGTGGAAATAGCAAATTAGATTGGCCTTATAGTTACGAAGATGACTTAAGAATTCATCCATTGACTGATTGATGGTTACTTCCTCTGAGCCGAATTCGACAGACGCGGCCGCCCACACCTCTGTAAATTCCTGACCAGCAAAGACTGTTGTTTCAAAGTCACATACGAGGAACTTATATTCCCGTCTCCGCATTGTCTTCACCCACCTATTCTGGCTCATTCCAGTCTTCCATTAATTCGAGATAGTCTGTTACTTCTTGTCGCTGGCCAGGAGTTACTGCCATTAAGTCAAGAATACGGCTTAACCGTCCTACTAAAAGTTCCCAATCTGAAACGCAATCCCAATCTGGCCAATCTCCGTTCGATTTGCTTCTCTCTAAAGCGTCGGATACTTGCTCACGGTCAAATGTTACTAAGCATCGGTTAAGCCAGTTGGATATGTACTCTAACATGGCTGGGTTGCGCGAAAAAATGAGCGTCATGTTTTGCTGAAAATGATAAATCACGGTGTCGTCAAAATCAACGTAATCACGTTCGGGAGCGTAACTTTTCTCGCGTGCCTTTTGCTCTTTGCGCTCTTGCGCGCGTTGTTTGGCTATCTCTCTTCGATATTCTGACCTTAATCGGTCTTCTACTTTACGACCTTGTGGGCCTGGAAGAACTTCGCCCGTCTCTTGTTCGACGTATCGTGATTTTTTATAAAGTTTATCTGTAGTTATACGTTCGAGACGACGAACGCTTGCTGATGTTATGTTCTTGGGTCTTGGTGGTAAGATTCCTTCGGGAACTAAATAGCCCCTTCGCTCAAGCCTTCGGATTGCGGATTGAATACGGCGACGGTTGCGCTGGTATTCTTTTTGAATTGCTGATGTTGTGCGTGAGCTGTCACCTTTGGTGACTGAGCGCTGACGCTTTGATTGCTTTTTTCTATCCATTGTTAACCTCCTGAGTTGTTAAAATAATGGGAGTAGCATTGAACTACTCCCTTGTGTGGTTTAGGTTTTATTTGCTGACTTTGAGACAGCAGTTTACATAGTCTTTGTTTGCTTTCGTTACACCAGACATCTTCTTAATGGTGAACTCTTCGTCGCCAAAGATTCCATAAATGTCATCAAACGAACGCTTGAATGTTGCTGACTGACAAGTCCATACTTCGGTTTCGCCCTGAGCATTTGTACCGATTACGGAGAGAAGCTCTGATTCTTCGCCCTTCGCGTTGGTGTCAATGTAATACATCCACCCTGTTACGTTGAGCTCTGCTCCGTCTGGTAAAGACTTAACCGACTTCATGTCGTTGTCCTGTGTCATTAAGTAAGTTTCAACCTTCGTAAAATCTCTCGATGTGTTAATAATTTTCATGGTTTATTCTCCTTTTCTTGATTATGTTTTGTGTTTAGGCTTCGTTTGTTTCTGCTTTCTTTTTCTGTGATTCTGGACGCTCAACTGGTACGCCATGCTCAAGGAAGTAAGTTACCGGAACTCCAAGGACTCTCTCTGTCTGTTCAACGTTCTTGATGAATGACGGATGGAAAGTGTCTCCGACGCATCTTTCTTTGATTAAGTCTAAGGCTTTGTTGTAGTTAGGTGAGCCTTCGAATTCGAAGTAGCGTGTTACCGTTGCTTCGGGGTATTCCTCGTCTACACCGATTACCTCGTACCTTGTTGAAATGAAACTTCTTGTTACTAATCTCTCTTTTGCCATGTGTTTTTTCCTCTCTTTCTTTGTTTTGATTTTTAGTTTATTATATTTATTACGCTTCTTTTTTCTCTCTTGCGGGAAGAACGATGGAATGCTGTAAGAATAGCGATTCTGAAATTCCTCTAAGTTCTTCAATTTCCGTTTTAGCTGTAATTGTCACTACTTTTTCTGTGTCTGTGTCATAAAGTTCTTTCACTGCCTTCAGCAATTCCTCATCTGTTTTGTAAATTCCAAGCATTTCATAAGTCTCTGTGCTAGGCTCGGCTGTTTCAATGTTTAATGTCATAACCGTTGCCTGTGTGATTACGAATGTCCTTGTGATTAATTTTTCCTTCTTCATGTTTGTTTCTCCTTTTCTTTTATAATATTTTTCTTAGGGCTTGCACTGTAGAGTTTTATTTGCCCCATTCCCGGAGAGGGGAGTCGAACCCCTCACTCCTAGCGTCCTACACATATTGTGCATCTGGCCTTAACCATTACATGACTTGTTTTCCAAGCCAGAGCCTTTACCTTTTGGCTATCCGAGAGTTTTTTATTTTAATAAAGCTTCAATAAATCTATCATAATATTTTGCGCTAATAAGATTATTGTTCCATAAACAATCGATATACCCCTTCATTGCTGTTTCTTTAATAGCCATATCATCTGTTATAGCATCTAAGTATTTAGCATAAGCTATGATTTGCTCTTTAGCATTAAACATTTCTATTCCTCCTACTGAACTTAATCCATTCTATTTTAATGAACTCTCTTTCTATCATCATTGATAATGATGCGTCTGAATAAAGGGAAGGTGAGTCTGTGAATACCTCCATTACCATATCTGTTCCTACTAATGAAAAGATATAATATGTTCCCTGTAGCATGTAATAACTTTCACATATGGTTGAGCCAGATGCTTTGAACTGCGCATACATTTCTTTTAACACTTTCTCACCTCCACTTACTTATCTCTTCCTTACTAGTCTTATATTATAACAAATTGTAAATATTTTCTATTTTTGGATAATTTTTTCAATTCTGGAAATTGCCCTATTAAGCAAACTAGCGATATTACATAACTCATATACTTCTTCCTGCGTTAATGTGTCATCTCTTTTATTTACCAGAAATGCCGCAAATTGCCATGCATCATTAATCTCTTCTAAATGTTCTGATAATATAAATTGCTGTGATTTATTCATTACTTTACCTCATTCTTAATTGGCGTTATTGAAACTTTCTGTGAGTAAACTAATAATCTTGATATGGTTTCTAATAATTGGCTTTCATCAACTTTCATATATACCCATTCTCCTTTGTACTTGTAGCCTACTTTATACATTATTTTTCACCTCCTTCCAATATTTCATTTGTTCTCCTTAAGCATTCTACATACTCTTCATGTGTTAAAAGTTGTAAATCGGACATGCAACTAAATTTTGCATTATACATCATACGAATATTTGCTTTGTTTGTGGTTGAATCTGATTGATGAAGTTCTAATACTTTGTAGTACATGTTTACTAAAGTTTCTGCCTTCTTCGTCATTTCATTTTCTCCTCTCTGTTAGGGCGGGTCTAGCCCGCCCGTCAATTTATTTCTTAGTCCATGTCTCTTGTGGTAACCTTATATATTTTCCTTCTACGGTTTGCCCTGATTCATACGCTTTACGCTTAGATTCAATGACTGAAGACCCATCTGGACGATATCCTGCTTCAATAAGTTTTTTAGTTATTCTGTCCGCCCCACCACTTGCGGATTCTCTAACTGATATGTTTATCCAGTTTATTTCGATTAAGTTTACGTTGTCCTCAATCGCTTTATCTATTCTTCGTTCGTATACCCCTTTGTATCTACTTTTCATTTTTATTCCTCCTCCATTTCTTCTAACTCGTCTAAAACATCTGATATTGCAGACCATCTTGCCCTAAGTCTTAAAACCCTTTTGTCATCCTTTTCATACTTTTCAGATGCTTTACGTAATTTTGTCCATGCTTCTTTTTCCATTCTCTGTACTAATTCTAACTCTTTGCTTGCCATATGATTTATCCTCCTTAATTGTTATAAATGTTATGTACTCTTTCATAAAAATTGTTTCTTCTTTATCGAAATAAGTGATATATAGGTGTCCCCGTATAAGTTCTATTTTTTCTACATCTTTTAATAAATCCTCCTTACCGTTAATTAATTTAATTTCTACTGTCATATTAAATATCCTCCTTTTTTGATACCCTCTCTTAACTATATTCATTATAACATATATAGATTTAGTTGTCAACATATATTTTTAATTTATTATAATTTTTATTTAGTTAGTTCAGACTAACTGCGTGAAAACCAGCA